GACAAATGACTGAGAAAGGCGTATAATAGGGGGTAATATGGAAAGAAAACATTATTTAGATAATAAAGAGTTCTCGAAAGCAGTAGTCGAGTATGTCGATAGATGTAACGAGGCTCGTGAGAATGAGCAACCACTACCACAGGTGACAGATTATATTGCAGAATCTTTTATGGCAATATCATCAAAATTGAGTAATCGTTCCAACTTTGCCCGATACACATATAAAGATGAAATGGTAATGGATGGGGTTGAGAATTGTCTCAGAGCAATTGGCAATTATAGATATGATTATGTTACTCGAACAGGATTGCCAAATGCCTTCAGTTATTTTACTCAAATCTGCTTCTATGCATTTGTTAGAAGAATACAGAAAGAGAACAAACAACTGGACATAAAGAATGAGTTCGCATTAAAAGCAGATCATCAGAATTTTGTTCATTATGGTGAGACAGGACTCGACCCAACATCTTTTAATTTGGAGGATTCTATTTCAGAACAACGTGAAAAGATTAGAGTAATCGAACATGCCAAGAAGGTTATGAAAAAACTTGTGGCACCACGCAGACGAAGAATAAGAGGAATTGAGAAATTTTATTGTTGATATAGGAACTATTATATAATGAAGATAGCACTACTGAATGATACGCATTGCGGTGTTCGCAATTCGTCAAAAATATTTATGGATTATCAAGAGAGATTTTATTCTGAAATCTTTTTTCCCTACTGTGATGCCAATGATATCAAGCATATCCTTCATCTGGGGGATTATTACGACCACCGTAAGAACATCAACTTCCATGCCCTGAATCATAACCGCAAGGTTTTTCTGGAACCTTTGGTGGATGAGAGGAACATGACAATGGATATCATTCCAGGAAATCATGATGTCTTTTATAAAAATTCCAATCACCTCTGCTCTCTAAAGGAACTCCTTGGATGGTTCAAGGAAAATGTGAATATTATAATGGAACCAGAGGTTCTGAATTATGATGGTCTGGATGTCGCAGTTCTCCCATGGATAAATTCCAGTAACTATAATAATTCCATTGAGTTTATCAATAATTGTAATGCTCCCATCATGGCAGCCCATTTAGAACTCAAAGGATTTGAGGTAAGCAAGGGCATCATCAATCCATATGGAATGAATGCTTCTCTGTTCTCCAAATTCGAACAGGTCATCTCTGGTCATTTTCATATCGCATCAGAACAGGGCAATATCAGATATCTTGGAAGTCAAATGGAATTTTCTTGGTCAGATTGTAATGAGAAGAAATATTTCCATATCCTAGACACAGAGACCCGTGAGATTACGAAGGTTCTAAATCCCCTGACGATGTATGAAATTATTCGTTACGATGATTCCAAGCATGTATACAATGACATCTCAAGGTTCAAGGATAAGTTTGTCAAGATATTCGTGGGGAAGAAAGATAACCAATTGATGTTTGATACTCTGGTAGATAGTCTAAATGATATCGGGGTTCATGATCTAAAGATATCAGAAACATTTCTAAATGATATTGAAAATGTAGATATATCTGAGGGTATAAGTGACACAGGAGAATTATTGAATACATATATTGATGCTATTGATACGCAATTGGACAAAGAGAGAATCAAAGATATTATTCATGGGTTGTATGTTGATGCCCAGAGCATGGAGATTAGATAGGAATGATAAAATTTAAAAATCTTTCATGGCGCAACTTTCTTTCTACCGGGGACAGCTGGACCACTGTGGTATTGGATCGTTCTCCCTCTACACTGATTGTGGGTTCAAATGGTGCAGGAAAATCGACTATGATCGATGCACTTTCCTTTGGACTATTCGGTAAATCACATCGTTCAATCAAGAAGGCACAGTTGATCAACACAATCAATAAGAAGGATTGTCAGGTGACTGTCGATTTCGAGATTGGTGCGGTATCATATAGAGTCATTAGGGGGCAGAAGCCCAATAGATTTGAAATCTATATTGACGATAAACTGGTAGACCAATCCAGTAATGCCCGTGACTATCAGACATATCTAGAACAGAACATCCTAAAACTGAATCATAAATCGTTTCATCAGATTGTGGTTCTGGGTGCTTCATCCTTTGTACCATTTATGCAGTTACCAGCAGGACATCGTAGGGATGTGATAGAAGATGTTCTGGATATTCAGGTATTCGGTCTAATGAACCAAATCTTGAAGTCCAATATCTCAAAGGTGAAGGATGAGTTGAGGAGTGTAGATGGTGCTGTTCATTTGGCTAACAATTCTATTAACCTTCAGAAGAAGCACATCAGAGAGATACAGGTTCTCAATGAATCGCATATCGCATCAAAGATTAAAAATTTGGGGGAACTCAACACCAAAATTACAGAAATAGAGGAGGAAACGAATGGCTTGACAAAAGACTTGGAATCATGTATAATAGACTCTCGTGCCAGATTGAAAACTGTTGGTGAGCAAGTAAAGCAACTCAGCACATATGAGGTAGGAATCAAATCAGGCATAAAGAGATTGACACAAGAGGCCAAATTTTATGAGCAAAATGATGACTGTCCAACTTGTAAACAGGAGATAGATGGTGACTTTAAACAAGAAAAATTACAGACCGCAAGGGAAAAAACAAAGGAACTCAAGGAAGGAATGGAGAAATGCATTGTCGAAATTCGAAGTGCCGAAGAACTATTCAAAGGAGTATCTGTTCGACTGGAATCCCTGAATGTTAGGGAGAATAAAAGGACTCTGAATTATGGTCTAATTTCTCAGTATAAAAAACAGGTCACCACTATAGAAGATGAGATTGGTGAATTGCAATCCACTGAAGACGATATGGCTTCTTTGGCAAAGGCAAATAAAGACCTTGAAGTTATGAATTCTACTCTATTAGAAGCAATGACCAAGAGAGTAGCATTGGGAGAATTGAATAATTATAATTCAGTAATCTATGAAATCCTGAAGGATACTGGAATAAAGACAAAGATCATTAGGCAATATTTGCCGATGATAAACCAGCTAATTAACCAGTACCTTCAGGTCATGGATTTTTATGTATCGTTTTACTTGGACGAGTCATTCAGCGAAATAATCAAGTCAAGACATCGTGATGTTTTTTCATATGATTCGTTTAGTGAAGGAGAGAAGATGAAGATAGACCTTGCTATTCTCTTTACATGGCGTGATGTGGCAAGGGTAAAGAATTCGATGTCCACCAATCTTTTGATTCTGGATGAGACATTTGATTCATCTTTGGATGCCGATGGCATTGAAAATCTGATAAAGATTTTGCTTACATTGTCAGAGGGAACCAATTTGTTCGTTATCTCGCATAAAGGTGAGATTTTGGAGAACAAGTTCCGTAGCAAGATTGAGTTCAAAAAGGAGAAAAATTTCTCCCGAATCGCTTGATTTTTATAAATAGATATGTTATAATAGTCATGTACATTAAATAAATGAAAAGAGGATTTTAGATTATGCAGCTTACAGAGCAAACACTGAATGTGCTGAAGAACTATAGCACCATCAATCCAAACATTGTTATAGAACAGGGCAATGTTTTAAAAACTGTGTCTGGTGCCAAGAACATTATGGCAACGAGCACAGTTAGCACAACATTCCCAACAAACTTGGGCATTTATGATCTCTCAGAATTTCTAAATGCTATAAGTATGATAGACTCACCTGAATTTTCCTTTAAGGAGGGGGAGTCTGTTATTATTAAAAACGCTGATAATACTCAGTCAATCGAATACTTTTTGTCTGATGAATCAATTCTTACGAGTCCGACACGGGATATTGACATGCCCGAAACGGAATTAGAATTTGAATTGTCTGATGAACAAATGGCAAAGATTCGCAGAGCATCATCTACGTTTGGTTCGGATACACTTGTTATTACACCTGATAATGGGGAATTAGTTTTATCTGTCATAGATATTGAGGATAAAACGTCTAACTCGTATTCATTTAGAGTTAGTCCAAGTAAATGTCCAGAAAATGATTTTAGATATATTTTTAATATAGCTAATTTCAAATTTGTCTCTGGAGACCTGAATGTTTTGATTTCTAGTCAGTTGATTGGCGAATTCGCAGTCAAGGGAACTGAATC